CAGTCTTTTACCTATTTTTTAGGCCTACAAAAAATAAAAATCTCTGCCCACTTTTGAGTTTTTGAAAGTGGGCAAAACCCACTTTTTTTTGGCCATTGACATAAAGTCGATTTTTGAGGCCTACAAAAAATAGAAAAAATGGGTATTTTTTAGGCCTACAAAAAATAGTTTTTTGGCCAAAAGCCCACTTCTGCCCACTTTCGAAATGGCCAAAAATGGGCAGAAAATGGGCAAAATTTGATTTTTTGTAGGCCTCATAAATAGCGAAAAAATGCCAAAAAACGCCCAAAAACGGCCTTTTTTATTTTTTAGGCCTACAAAAAATAGAAAGCTCTGGCCAAAAACCCACTTTTATTTTAAATTAATTGCGAAAAAAAAAATAATATTTATATAGTAATTAACGAAAAAAAGTGGGCTTTTGGCCAGAGAATTTTTGTAGGCCTCAAAATTCATTAATATTTCAGGCAGATTTATCTCCCAGTTTCATGGTACAATAAAAGAAACGAAAGGAGGTAAAACATGAACTTTTTCAACCCACAGAGAATTGCAGCCATGCTTACTGGAGAATACATCTGCCCAGAATGTGGAGGCCGATTGATATTTGAAGACGAATGGGAAACCGTTTTGGTATGCCAATGTTGCGGTAATAGTATTGAACTGGATAGATACGGTTTCACAGATGATGAATACGAATCGCTCTATCCGACAGAAGATGAACTTGACAATTGATATTTTAGTTTTGTGCTTGAATGGGCCTTGCAGCTTTGCGGGGCTCTTTTCTTTTGCTATTTTTCTCTTCGCAACAATTACAGTTCCTTTTATGAAAGGAAGAGAGTATAAAGTGCCAAATTTGACACTTCTCTTCCTTTTCGTTTTTCTGGATATTTGAAAGGAGTATCAATTGGGACGAAGAGAAAACGACTTTCAAGCAAAACTCATTAAGGATTTGGAAACTCGATTTCCTGGGTCCATAGTGACTAAGCTTGATTCATCGCACATTCAGGGTATTCCAGATCTATTGATATTATACAAAGATCGATGGGCAACTCTTGAATGTAAAAGAGACAAGAAAGCAGCAAGACAACCTAATCAAGAAATTTATGTTGATCGAATGAACAGCATGTCATTTTCTAGGTTTATCTATCCAGAAAACAGAGAGGAGGTTTTGAGTGAACTTCAACACGCATTCGAATCTTGAGGGCAAACACGCCTTTCTTGGTGCGAGCAAGTATCACTGGATATTTTACGACGAAGTCAAAGTCGCAGAAGTGTACAAGAGAATGCTTGCCACTCAGAAAGGAATAGAACTTCATGCGTTTGCTGCCCAGTGCATTAAGCTTAGACAAAAGTTACCTCCGTCTAAGAAAACTTTGAACAAGTATGTAAATGACGCTATTGGCTATCGCATGAAGCCAGAACAGATTTTATATTATTCTCCGAATTGCTTTGGCACTGCAGATGCTATTTCATTCAATAATAATTTACTTAGGATCCACGATCTTAAGACAGGTGCTATACCGGCACACATGGAACAGCTTGTGGTGTATGCCTCATTGTTCTGTCTTGAGTACGGTGTTAAACCAGGGTCTATTGATTTTGAACTTAGAATCTATCAATCAGATGACATTTTAATTTCCAATCCCACTGTTGAGGACATTGCTCCGGTTATGGACAAAATCATAACATTTGACAGAATCATTAATGATATTTCCAAGGAGGAAGAATGATGGCCTTTGAAGAAGATTTTTTGATGCACTATGGCGTTGGCAAACTTGATGGATCTCCTGGAAGAGGTTCTGGAAGGTATCCTCTTGGTAGTGGAAAAAACCCTCATCAGCATAGCGGCGATCTTATAAGTAGAGTTGAAGAATTAAGAAAGAGTGGGATGAGCGACACAGAAATCGCAAAGTCTCTTAAGCTTTCTACTACACAGTTTCGAGTTCAGATAGCAATTGCTAATGAAGAAAGAAGATCCGCCAACGTTGCGACAGCTAGACGTCTTCGCGAAGAAGGTAATTCTCTTAATGAGATAGCAAAGAAGATGGGGTTTAAGAATGACTCATCTGTAAGAAATCTTCTTAATGAAGACTCTGAGCAGAGAATGAACCAATCTAAAGTCACAGCAGAGTTTCTCAAGCAGATTGTAGATGAGAAAGGCATGCTTGATATTGGTGCTGGTCAGGAACGCTTTGCTGGTGTATCCAGGGTTAAATTTGATGAAGCCATTTACAGATTGCAACTCGAAGGTTATCCTGTTTACGGAGGATCTGTCGAGCAGGTTACCAACCCTGGTAAGAGAACTGTCCTTAAAGTTCTTTGTCCTCCCGGCACAGAGCATAAAGACATCTACTCTCTTGATATTCATTCTATTGAGGATTCAGATAAGATTCTTACTGAGAATGGTACAAAAATAGAGCCTGCTTTTAAGTATCCCGAAAGTTTGGATTCTTCTAGACTAATGATTAGATATTCTGATGATCCAGAAGGTGGAATACAAAAAGACGGCGTTATTGAGCTTAGACGAGGTGTTAAAGATCTCGACCTTGGGGAAGCCAACTATGCTCAGGTTAGGATAATGGTTGACGGAACACATTACCTTAAAGGTATGGCGGTCTATGGAGATGATATGCCTGATGGCATAGACGTAATATTTAACACTAACAAAAAAGAAGGCACTCCTTTAGAGAAAGTTTTGAAACCGATCAAAGAGGATCGAGAGAATCCTTTTGGTTCATTGATAAAAGAACGAGGTGGTCAATACACTTATGTTGACGACGATGGAAATGTAAAATTAGGTTTGATTAATAAGCGTGCCGAAGAAGGTGACTGGGCTGACTATAGCGATCACCTTCCGTCTCAGTTTTTGTCAAAGCAACCAATGAAGCTTATCAATCAGCAGCTTAATCTTACAATGGCTGATCGTGAAGCAGAGTTTATTGATATTTGCAGTCTTACTAATAAGACTGTAAAAAGAGAGCTTCTTAGATCGTTTGCAGAAGACTGCGACTCTGCTGCGGTGCATCTTCAAGCTGCTGCTTTGCCTAGACAGAAGTATCAAGTCATCTTGCCGCTCATTGATATTAAGGATAATGAGGTTTATGCTCCTAACTATAAGAACGGCGAGAAGGTTGCTCTTATTAGATATCCTCACGGAGGCACTTTTGAAATACCGATTTGTACGGTTAACAACAAAAATGCCGAAGGCGACAGAGTTATTGGGAAAAATGCCAGGGATGCCGTTGGTATAAATGTTAAAGTTGCATCTCGTTTATCAGGAGCAGACTTTGATGGCGATACTGTTATGGTTATTCCGATAGGCCCTAAATCTCAGATAAAATCTACTAGTCCATTGAGAGGATTACAAAATTTTGATATGGATGCTGAGTATGGACCCGATAGCCCTGGCAGTGTCGGAAGAAATTATAAGCGCATGTCAGAGGGCTATAAGCAGCAGCAAATGGGTGTTGTTTCTAATCTTATTACTGACATGACTTTGAGGGGTGCTAATGAAGCCGAGCTTGCAAGAGCGGTTAGGCATAGCATGGTTGTAATCGATGCTGTTAAACACGATCTGGATTACAAGCGGTCTGAAAAAGAAAACGGAATAGCAGAGCTTAAGCGATCTTATCAGAGTCGTGTTGATGAAGAAGGCAACCCAGTTGGCGGTGCTTCTACATTAATATCTAGAGCCAAAAGCCCCGTCTATGTTAAAAAGAGAAGGGGTAATCCTATTATTAATGAAGACGGGTCTCTTTCTTATAAAATAGCACCCCCGCAGGAGTTTAAAAACAAAGATGGCTCTGTTGTAATGAAATACCGTCAGGAAAAGAGCACTCAGATGGCGGAAACCAATGACGCCCGTACCCTTTCTTCTGGTACTAAGCAAGAAGAAGCATATGCCAATTATGCTAACTATATGAAAAGCCTTGCTAATAGAGCTAGAAAAGAGATGCTTGCAACAGGAAGAGCTAAGTTCTCTGCTTCTGCAAAAGAAGCTTATAGGAATGAAGTTAATGATCTTATGGCCCAATATAATGAGGCACAAAAGAATCGTCCTAGAGAAAGACAAGCTCAATTAATAGCAAGTAATAAAGTAAAAGCTATACAGCAAAGCAATCCTGGTTTAGATAAAGAAGAGCTGAAGAAAGTTAAAAACACAGCTTTGAAAGAGGCTCGTGTTGCAGTTGGTGCTAAACGTATTCCCATTAAGGTAACAGATAGGTCCTGGGAAGCAATACAAAACGGTGCCATCTCTGATAGCACTCTATCTGGTATGCTTAAATACATGGACTCTGACGATCTTAGAAAACGTGCTACACCAAGAGCTACTAGAGAGATAAGCGCATCTAAACAGAATCTTATTAAGACAATGAAGTCTAGTGGTTACACTAATGATGAAATAGCAAATCGTCTTGGTGTATCAGCTTCTACTGTTAGTAAGTATAAGTAAAAGAAAGGAATAAATTAATGGTTACTGCTTTAACTACTATTGACAATCCTTTCAATCCATTAGATGAGTTCGAGAAATGGTTCATCTTCGATACTGTTGTTAAGGGGTACAATTCTTGTGCTTATCTAGCCCGTATTGCAAAAACCAGTGACCAACTGACTGATGCAGAAAACGAAGACGAAATTGAAAGAGCGATTGACGAAATAGTTCGTTTTAACCCTAGAATGTACAAAAAGATTGTAAAAGACAAAAACACGAACGATATTAAGAAAGAAAGTAAAATTACTTCTTAACAATACCAAGGCATGATGTCACAATCGGGGGATTCTACTCTGTTTATAGGGGGGAGGGGGTCTAAAAAACAACCCTCCCCCTGGAAT